TCGAGGCGGAGTTGCGAGCGGCCCAGGAGGATTTGGCGGCCGGTAAGTCAACGACGAGGGTCGGCGCCGGCGACGCGAATGTCGAGAGCCAGACGGATAAGTCTCCGGAGGCAAGGATTCAATTGCTGTATCGGGCGCTGAATTTGGAAAATCCGGATAAGTATCCCATCGATGAAATCACTCCGATAACGATGACAAGGGTTTCATTTTCATGACGACAGTAAAACCACAGGGCGAGGATCTGAAGAAATTGCAGTCAGCGGCTGCACTTTTGAAGGCGTCCAATTCAACTATTTCGGCTGCGGAAAAAGTCCGGGACGCGGCGAAACAGGAAATATCGCAGTGGCTGAAGAAAGAAAGGCAGATCGATACCGGGGCGCTCGAGGTTGGCGACGTCGTCAACGTGGAAGGCGTTTGCCTGGTTGAGCGGGTATCGATGAATAAGTTCGATGAGAAGGGTTTCCTCCTGGCGCACGCGGCATTGCATGCGGAGTTCAAGAAGGATTTTGCATTCACGAAGATTAAGCCGCTGGTGCCGTAAGCACACAAAATTTTATGCACTACAAAAATGGCAGAGAAGCGAAGATCGGGGACAAGGTCGTTACCAAAGATTGTTGCGGGACCATTCTCTCGGGAGTGGTCGTAGCTCTTTATCCGGGATCGGATACCTGCAATGTCGGCGTGATGCCAATGGGGCAGCAATTCTCGGCGAATGCCAAAGACAGCCTGCATCTGGAGGATGCTTTGGCCGCGGCGGAGCCGGTGCCGGTAACGGTGGCGGTCAATCCGAGCTGATTAGAGTCTCCTTACGTCGTCTCCTACAAGGAATTGATTGGCATCGCAGCCTTACAAGATCATCGATCGGCGGGCATCGGCTGGTTATGGCAGCACGAACCGGCTGATTGAAGCCGCGACGCAGACTGCCGACCGGCAGCAAGCGCCCGTCCTGGACTATGATGTCCACCGGACGGTCTCGACTTACGGCCGGCGAATCCTGATGAACCTTGGCCGCTTTATGTTCTGGAAGTTCCCCGCGCTGCAGGGATCAATTCTGGAGCAGGCAAATCTCGCTGTATCGAGCTTCATTCCGCAATACATCGGCAAGAACAAAGCCTGGGGAGAGATGGCCAAAGAGCAGCTGAACCAATGGCACAAGGTGATGAACGTGGCCGGCTGGCCCTACGATTACGATTCGTTCCTGCAGAGCCTGGTTATCGCGCCATTGGTTGAAGGCGAGATCAATACGTTGCTGACCGAAACGCCGGACGAATATCCATTGATCCAAATGATTGGGGCCCATCGCGTCGGCAGCCGGGTGACAGCCGCGGTCACAGCCAAGGTGCGATTTTACCAGGACAAACTTTGGATTGATGGCGAGCTCATCGACGATTCACGGCCGTATCTGGCTGAAGATCCAATCGAGTTCGAGGCGCGGATTATCGACGGCGTGATTGTGGACGATCTTAGCCGGGCGATCGCTTACCGGGTCTATGAGGACAATTTTGTCAGCGCCGGCTTTCAGGACCTGCCGGCGCGGAACTTTTTCCCGGCGTTTATTCCGATGGTGGACGGCCAGGTCCGCGGCTTCTCCGGAATGGCCGCAAGCGTTTTCGATTTCGAAGATTTTCACGAATGGAAACGGTTCGAAATGCTCGCGCATAAAGTCTTCTCCGGAAAGACCGTGATGGAATGGAACGAGACCGGCGACACCGACTCGGCCAAGGCCATCATACAAACGCCGGCGGTGTTTGATGCGACGACAACCCCGAACCAGAAGACCGCTCTCGACGTGCAGAAGGTCGACGGCGGGACCTACCATTACCTGAAGGCCAGGAGCGGCGCCAAACTCGAGGCCTTCGACTACAACCGGCCGGGCGCGGACAGCCAAAGCTTCATGAACATGACGCTGCGGGATGCTTTCCGCGGGACTGAGTGGGATTTCTTCTTTTCGCTAGACCCGCAAAAAGTGGGCGGGGCTCCGATGCGGGTAATTGTCGAAAAGATAAATGCCGTCCTGGATAAACGGCGCAAGCTGGTAAAGAAATGCTGCCTGCGCGTGGACGGCTACGCGCTCTCCAAATTCATGAAGCTTGGGATCCTGCCCTGGGATGATGACTGGTATAAGTGGGAGTACCAGGGCCCAGCGGAAGTGACGGCGGATAAGAAATACGACAGCGACGTGGCCCTGCAGGAGGTCGCACAAGGAGTCTCCACCCGAAAACTGGAATGCGCCCGGCGCGGGTTGCACCTCGAGGACGTCGACGCGCAGCGCTTTCAGGAAGCCAGAAGCGATTTACTGCGGGCTAAACAGTTGAGCGAGGAGTTCGATATTCCGATTCTCGATGCGATGGTGATTTTACGGCCGCCGACGCCGAACCAACAACTATTGCCGGCTAATCAGGATTCAACAGGAGGCAACGGAGAAAACGGAGATCAGAAAGAATGAACCTCGCATCCATTTTAGGACATCAGTGGGCGATATCTCCTGCGGGCGCGAAGGCCGCGGCCGAGGCAATCAAAAGAGTAGCGGCGATTCAGGCGCCGAAGCAGATGGAACGACGGCCAAAGGAGGATTGGTACGGCCAGCCGATTGAGCAGCCGAGAAATCAGAATGGAGTGCACGTCATCCCGATGAAGGGGATCATGCTCAACAATGCCGAGCCGATTTATAAAATGTTCGGCTATATCTCTCACCAAGATGTGGCTGAGGATCTCAAGGCCGCGGCGAGCGCCGGTGCCAATCTGATAGTTTTGGACGTTGATTCTCCAGGTGGATCCGCAACTGGAACGCCAGAACTTGCCGACATGGTAAAACAGCTAACCAGCGAGGTTAACCTGATAGTCTTTTGCTCAAATGTGATGTGCAGTGCGGCGATGTACACAGCTGCTGGCGCCACTCGGATCTATGCGACCGGTTCGGCAATAGTGGGCTGCATCGGAACCGTAATGGAACATTTGGACGCGAGTCAGTTCTTCGCCGATATGGGGGTTGAGTTCCAACAGTTCAAGAGCGGAACATACAAGGGGATGGGACATGAGGGTATCCCGCTCACCGAGGTCCAAAAGGAGTTTCTTCAAGACTTCGTCGACCAGAGCGCGGGCAAATTCAAGGACTTCATGCTGCAGAATCGCCCGGACATTGCCGCCGACGATATGGAAGGGCAATTCTTCTCAGGCGATAATGCGAAGCAAAAGGGATTTATTGATGAAGTTATTCCCGACATCGATAGCGCTATAGGTCAGTTTCGTTGACGCCATTCCAGAGTCGAATGACTCTGAATGAGTTTCTTACAAAGGCGGGACAGCTCTTCGGGCTGGTTGAAAAAAATCTAAATGCGGAACAGCAGCTTGCCACTGTCCAAGCCGACAACGCCACTCTCAAGACGTCTCTTTCCCAGAAGGACTCCGAAATTGCCACCCAGAAGGAGACGATCAAAAATCAGGACGCTGAGATTCAAACCCTGAAGGCGGAGAACGCCTCTTTGAAGGGACAGGTCGTGGCAAAGGACAACGAAGTCACGGCCGTAAAAGGGGAACTGAAAACCGCCCAGGAGAAGCTCGCAAATCCTTCAGCGCAGGTTATCTCAATCGCTTCCCAGAAAGCCGCCGAGATTACGGCCGCGCAAGGCCAGCCGCCGGTCAAGGTGCCGACGGTCGAGAACCCGGCTGCAGCGGGCAAGCAAGCAAACAACCTGATTGGACTTGCGAAAGTCCAGGCCGCATTCAAAGCGGAGCTGGAGAAACAAAAGGCTTAAACGGCTCGCGGGGACGCTCGCCCCACCAGAATTTTTTAACGCCAAGGAGAAAAACAAAACAGTATGGCATATCAATATCTTACGATGCTGGACATTGCGAAGAGCAATGGATCGGACGTGACGGTTGGGTTGATCGAGGAAAATCTCAATGCAGCCCCAGAGGTACAGATCCTGCCGGCGCGCAGCATCAAAGGGACTTCCTTCAAGGGACTGGTAAGGACGGCTTATCCGACAACCGGTTTTCGTGCTGCGAACGGCGCGAATCAGCCGACCAAATCGACGTATGTGAACAAAATGTTCGAGACGTACTATTACGACGGCCAGATGGAAACGGACAACGCGGTTGCGAGCGCTGACGAACAGGGACCGGACCACGCGCTGGCAATGGAAGCCGACGGACATGGCCGGGCCTTCCTGCTGACCACGGGCAAACAATTTTGGTATGGCGTCGGAACGAATGGCGACGCCCTGGGCTTCCCTGGCGCGCATGATATCGTCGCCGGCAATACCACCCTTTTGATCGATGCGACCGGAACGACCTCGAGCACGGCGAGCTCGATCTACGCCGTCGTCGCGATGCCGAAATTCTTCGAATTGATCCTCGGCAACAACACGGTTTTGAATGTCGGGCAATGGCGGATGCAGACGATTACCCGGACCGTCGGCGGAGTCGCCGGCGAAGTCACCGCCTGGAAGAACAGCCTCGAAGGTTGGATCGGAGCCGCGTTCTACTCGAAATGGGCAGTCGGACGCATCAAGAATGTAACCGCGGACTCCGGCAAGGGCGCCACTGACACATTGCTGGCTTCTTTGATTGCCGCTTTCCCGGTCGGGGTGAAGCCGACACACATCTTCATGAGCCGGCGCTCGCGCAAGCAGCTGCAGGTCAGCCGAACCGTGACGCTTTACGGCGGACCCGGCAACCAGAAGCCCGGGAGCAATTTGGCGACGATCGCGCCGGTGCCGACGGAATATGACGGCATCCCGATCATCGCGACGGATTCGATTCTCGACACCGAGGCGATTGAATAAGGGTCCTACCCGGACGGGGCAATACGCGAAGACGAAACGAAAGAAAAATTTATGGCAAAAGCCTCTTACAATAACGGCAGCGAAGTGGTCGAGCTGACCATTTTGAAGGTGAACAAGAATGGCACGCTTGACCTGAGCGCCGATGGCGAAAATCTCAAGGTTGGATTCTGTCCGATCGACAACAGCGAGAGCGATGTGCCGGCAGTCGGTTCCTGCCGAAAAATTGTGGAAGCCGAGCCGGAGAAGAAGTAACGGAAACGAAATCGGGATCCGCGAGCGGGTCAATAATACAAACATCTTATGGCAAACGAATTTGCAAGGAACATACAAGACGCGAGTTTAAATCCCGCGACGTTTACGCTGCCGAACGCGGCTTCAACCAGCACGACTTCGGCCGCTGTCGATCTGGGCACGGACGTTTACAAGACCGAGCGGCTCGAGCTCGAGCTTTCGGTCCCGGCATTGAGCAATACGATAGCTCCCGCCGGCGCGACCGCAGGGGTCAATTATATCATCGAATCGAGCACGACTTCGACTTTTGCCGCCATCGCGCGGCAGATCGTCAATCAGAACCTGGTTGGCACCGGTTCCGGAGTGGCGGCCACGAAAGTGCGCTGCCGAGTGCCGAGCAATTGCGAACAGTTTATCCGCGCCAAAGTGACGCTTAATGCCACGTGCACGGACGCAAGCGCCCTGGCCGGCACGCTGACTCTGCGCTTCTAATTTTGGGCAAATACCGTTCTGGCGAACGCTTCAATTGCTCGATGCTCGGAGCCGCTTTGAGAAATCAGAGCGGCTTTTTTGTTAAGATATCGGACCATGGAAACCGTGGAAACAGTTGAAGTCCCGGCCGGCCCAGCCATCGAAGAGCCGAAGATTGCGCTGTGCATGATTGCGGGCAATGAGGCGGCGATTATTCGGCGCTGCCTGGATTCAGCAGCGGGCGCGTTCGACCGGCTCTGCCTGGTGCAAGCAGTGGGGGAGGCCACGGCGGATGACACTTTGAATATCGCCTGGCGCTGGTGTGTGGAGAATAACAAGGGATATAGCGTGGACGTTTATCGGAACAAAACGCCCGGTTTGAAGCATATCGATGATTTCGCCGCGGCCAGAAATAAGTCGTTTAACCTTGTGCCATTATACAGCAGTCGCGTCGATTGGGTGCTATGGCTGGATTGCGACGATTATCTCGACGAGCTGAACTGCAGGCGGATCCGGGAAGCGGTCCGGACGGCGCCGGAGGATTGGAAAGGGATCTTTTGCTCTTACTTGATCGAGAAACAGGGAGGGGTGATTCCGAGAGAGCGGTTGATACGAGTCCTGCCCGGACGTGGCCCGGCGGGACGATGGAAGAACCCAGTTCATGAGACGTGCTTCATCGATGGGCCGGCGGGGCAATGTCCACAGATTGAAATTTTTCATTCGGACCATTCGGCCAAACATCAGAGTGCAGCAACTCGAAACCTGACAATCCTGGAGCGAGTACTCGAGGACGCGCCGCGGCATTATTTTCATCTGCACACGGAACTTAAAATGCTCGGGCGGAAACCGGAAGCGATCGCGGCCGGGCGCGCGGCGTTGGAGCTGCTGGGGGAGGAACAGGTCGAAGAGCGTTACATCATTCATATCAATCTGTCGGAGCTCGAGCCCGACAAAACAGTTGAGCATTTAATGGCGGCGGCCCGGCTGCAGCCGCATCGGCGCGAGGCGTTCGCTTATCTCTGCCAGAAGAGTTTGATCGATGGAAACCTGAGCGATGCGATCAGTTATTTTCGGTTAATGGATGCGTTGCCGTTGCCGAGTCCGTTGCCGTGGACGCACCAGGGAATCTGGTACCCCTATCCGGGGCTGACAATGGACGGAGGCGTTAGGCATGCATGGGCAAGGAACTATCTGCGCGTGCGAGTGCTGCGGGCATCGGGGAAGCTTGACCAGGCTGAGAAAGAGCATGCAGAACATTTGAAGGAGCCGGAGTATGCGGCTGGCGTCGAAGCGTATGAGGCGAAACGGTCCAACGTCGCATGAGCATATTTTCACGAGAGTTGCGGCGGGGGATGAAGGAGCTCGAGAGAGCGGCTGGGAACCCGGTTTTCACGTGGCCGTCGACTAATGGAAACGATTATGAATGCGTCGCTAATGAGGCGTCATCGTCGAAGATATTTGGGGAGGGTGGTTTTTCCCTCGAGGCGGATCTAACTCTCTTCGTCCGGATTGAATTGCTGCCAGCGACGGGCCCGCAGGAAAAGGAAACGCTGATGTTTGGCGGAAGGAAATATCGCATCGACAATTTGTCACGGCTGCCGGGCAATGCAGTTTTGAGGATGGCCTGCAACGATCCGAATCGGAACCTATGAAATATATGAGCCCCGAATATATTTCATGAATGCCGACGGCTGGGACCAGAGCCGGTTCGATGGGGCGATGCAGCGTTACTTCGAGCGGCTCCATAAAGACAAGCTCCCCAGGGCGATTAACAAAAAGATGTTCTTTGTGGCGCTGCGCGCGATGGCAGCGACACCAAAAAAAGACCCCTTCGCGATATCGACCGATCTCTCCAGGCAGACTACGGCCGTCCGGAAGGATGGACGGACCGGCACGTTGCCGATCGGCTGGATTATCGCGGCAAAGAGACTCGGTAAAAAATGGCCGGAGAGGCGAATGAAGTTGGGGGAGAATTTGAAGTCCGCCCGGCGAGTGAATGCCAAGCGCGCGTACCTTTCGGCCCTGGGGAAACTGTTCGACAAGATGCTGGGCGGCAGGAAACGGTCAGGACGGTTCATGTCGGTAGGATGGTTATCCGTCGTTAAAGAGTTGGGGCCCTATGTTAAGAACAAAACGGGGGCGCCATCAGGAGATCCGGACGTTAAACTTCGCGGCAGCCGGAAAGGCAATGCCCAGCCGGCCGGCGCCGGGCGATTGCTGTGTCGGATCGAGAATACGGCATCGGCGAAGAGCGACAAACGGTTCGGAATCATTCGCTTTGGAGAGCCAGCCCTGGAGAAGGCTTTCCGCGATGAAACGGCCGACACCGAAAAGTTCATGGAAGAAGAGGCGCTAAAACAGGCGGCGGAGCAGGCAAATCAGGAGCTAAAGTGAGGTTGACGGGGTGGCCAATTATGATTGGGCGCACCTTATCATAATCTCCTTTCCAAGAACGACCGGGCCATAATGGCCTACCTAATTTCACTCAGTGCCGGTACTTCAGCTGATGTTTTCCCGGCGAAGCGGTCCGGAGACAAAACCGCTCCCTGCACGATCGTGTGGTCCAAGAGAGGGACTGAGATCGGCGCTCACTCTGCCACTTACGAAGTAGAGACTTCGATCATCGTTAGAACATTAGCGCCGGTGGACGCCGGCGTATCGAATGCGCAGCAGCCTCGATTGGATAGCGAGAGCCGCGTGGCGGCCACGTTCGACGCCTTCAACAGGAATGTCGATTCTGAAGGGGATAAGCTTGCGGAGGATATCACGACGGCCGCTCGGGCGCTGGCAGTGTCGGATCCGGCGAATCACGCGGACCTCGCCGATTACACGGCTCAAGCTGTTAAGATTACAGGCGTCGAGTCAGGATTCGAAGACAGCACCGAGGCGTGGAATGATACGCTGAATATCATTGTCCTTTGCTGTCCGTCCAATGTCTCGTAACAGGAGTTGCCAATATGCCGAATTCAAACCCGAATCAGCAAAAGGAGCCGCCGAAGAACGATTGGCAATCCTACAATAATCGCGGGATGAGGGACGTCGTTAAGGAGAGGGTTTCCAAAGAGAAAATGCCCGATTTCGTTAAGGCGTTTATTATCGCTGAGATCGATGGGTTACCGGCGGATTGTGTTGGGGCAGAAGTGAACGGCTATGGCATTACGCACGAAGCGCCTCACAACATCACGCGGTCGATCAATATTACCGTGGTCGGGATAAAGCTTTAATCAGCCCGCGCGAAGTTGCGCCAGGAATCCTTGATGATCAAAAGCGGGCCATCATCATCCCGAGTAGCAGTAACAGAGCTGCCGCTTTGGATCCAATTATCAGGCAGGCCATCGAGATGACGGGCGAGACCGGGATCCAACCCGAATTCCAGAATCTCCTTCAAACTGACCCACTTCAGCCCGGGCCGATAGGGAGGCAGCGGGTCAAGATGCCGATAAAAGGCTTCGCACGTTAGATCCAATTTGGGAGCACTAGTAACAAGAGCAGCCTCAAATCCGTATTCGTCGCAAACAATTTCTTCAACGGGAACAAGATCGAGAGTCCATACTCGATGGATTTTAAGCGGCCGGATGGGCGCGAGCGGTTTAGCCGGCGCCGCTTTAAGAAGAGTATGAGGTTTGGCCGCGGCGAAGGCAGCGACGGCCAGCGCGGCCGACTTCATGAAGTCACGGCGGTTCATGATGTGACAAGTATATAACAGGTTCCCGAAATGGGAACCATGGTTCCGGTGCTACCGCACGGGGCGACACGTTGACGCGCTGGCTTTCTCGATGGCTGAGAAGCTGAAAGAAGATGCCCTGGGGCAAGTCACCCAAACGGCTCCGAAACTGACGGAGGAGATCATTGGGGAATTCCAGAAACTGACGGATCCAAAAGCTCGCAAGGCTTTTTTCGAGGCGCATCCGGAACTCGCTCAGCTCTACTCACCAGTCAATTTCCACGTCGCTTAATTTATGCCCGCCGAAATTCAAACCGGAAAAGGTATTGTTTATGGAATCACGAACAGCGGTTCGGCGATTACCATGACGGGCTATGCGACTTTCATTCTCGACAGCGTCAAGGGGAGCCACAAGTTCGACCTCGATGAAGTCAAAGACGAAACGAAGTACGACGTTTCGCTGATTGCCGTAAATGGACGCCTGGAGATCACGGTTTCCTGGAAGCCGTCGGGCGCAACGCGAGCAGCAGCGGCCACAACGGCCGTCGTCATCGCTCCGCTGGCAAAAGTGACTCTGGCGAACTTCAAAATTGCCGCTTATAACGGCGACTGGGTCTATATCGGCGATGAGGAATTGGGCGTGGAGCAGGGACCGGCGACGATGTCGCTCAAGCTCCGGAAGTACGACGATGCCACGCAGAACACATCGCTGACAACGACCGTCAGCGGGTAGACAGGGCTTATGCACGAAGCCGCACTCGCCCGCGCGGCACAGCCCGCCACGGCCATTGTCCTGGGAACGCGGCTGCGTCCGTATTC